CATCGCGGAAGTAGTGGGTGCGGCTGTTCATTTGCTTGCTCCGTTGTGTGTGGAGCCTTTATCGGACATTATTTCCGCCCTGTCAAGCCGTCCGCCCATAGATCGGCTCGCTAATTCGAGGAATTAGCGAGCCGTTTGGTTTAAGCTTCGTCTGACGGCTCGTCGGTTTCAGCCGCCGCGGCCGCCGCCAGCCGGCGGCCCTCCTCGCATAGCGTTGCAATCGCCTTCTGCTGCTGCGCCAGCGACACCGCCATCCGGGTATAGGCCCCCAGATCCGCCTCCAGCTTCTCAATCCGCCGCTCGAGGTAGTCGATGTGGCTGTTGAGTTCCCGGATCGTGCTAGCCCGCTCGGCGGCGACCTCCCGCATCTCGTCCAACTTGTCCCCCATCGCCCGGATCTCCTCCAGTGCCCCGCCCAGCCGCTCCCGTTGGTCCATGACGCGCTCCGGCCTCAGCGCTAGCGCCGAGAGAACCGGCTCTGTACGGGGCTGCAAATCGTTTTGCGGGGGTGTTGTGCCGTGTAGGTGTGTGATGCTCACTTCGTTCTTCCTCTGTTCTGTTCCCAAGTAACATTCAGATCCGCTTCGGCGGGAACTCCCCGAACCGGATCCTTGCCTTCCACTCGGCCATGTCGGCATCGAACTTTGCCCAGGCCTCTGGTGTAATTCTGTCGTAACCGCCGATCATCTTACCGGTGTCGTCGTAGACAGCATGTGCCTCGACCAGTTTTTGCAGACTCGGCGGCTCGCGCAACTTCTTGCGCTCATCCTCAGCCACCAGCGCGTCTTCCCAACCGGTTAATTTCAGCCGTGCCTTCTCAAGCTGGTTCTTGGCAACCGCCAGCTCATGCATCGCCTTATGGATCTTTGCCGCCTCCCGGTTCTCGACGTGAGCGCGATCGTAGACCTTTCTCGCCTCGACCAGATCCTCCTCGCACCGGACGACGTCGATCCGACGCTCCTCCAATATCCGCGCGTGCCTTTCTTCTTCCGTTTCCATTAAGCCCTCACATGCTTGCATGGCTTAACCCAGCGACGGCATGACCGTTGATGACCGTTGCCACGCATTTTTCCTACTCAGCCAAAACACACTCTAACGACCCCTACTTTCCGGTTCCCTCTGCCTTACTTTCCGGTTCCCTCTCTCTCTACCTCTCTTTATTCTACTTCTCTCTAAAAGGAGAAAGAACGGTCATAACGGTCATTAGAAGGGGATATCCTCCTGAAGCGGCTCATCTTTTTCGTCGTGACCGTTCCCATGACCGGTCAATGACCGATGACCGTTCTCGCCAATGACCGCTTTTTTAAGCGGGACATCCCCAGGAAAACGGTCATGGCGAACGGTCATTGATTTCATATGCGCCACGCGCATAGCTAAGACGGCTGATTTACGGTTCCACTCGGCTGGAATGTCCCGGTTGGGCCCCTCATCCTGGGTGCTCATCCCGGCCTTGAACCCCTCGTAGTTGAAGGCTTCGCGGTTCAGGGCGTCGAGCCAGTACTTCATGCCGTCGTCATTGAACTTGATCCCGGCATAGTAGCGCGTCACGGTTCGGCGCAATCCGACCCGGTCGATGGCGATCCTTGGTTCGGCGAGGGCTTTCAATGCCCGGCCGATGCTCTCGGAACCGGGCGTGTTGCGGCCACCCTTTTCGACCCCCCACCAGGAGGTAAAGGAGGCGGTAAAGTCAGCCGTACCGATCATGCCGTCCGGGTCGAAGTCGATGCAGTCATCGACAAAGCCGCGGGCGATATTGCTGTCGCGCTGGATGGCATCCAGCGCCGATCGGCCTTCGGCCGGGATCAGGAAGTAGCCGCGGGATTTCGCCCGCCGCAGTCCTTCCATCGCCCACGCCAGCACCCCCGACATCTCGGTGGCCAGCACCAGTTCGGCGGGAGTGGAAAATCCGGCGTCCCTTGCCGCCAGCGCCACCCCAACCGGATCATCCTCATCGAATTCCCGTTTGCACTGGATCAGCAGCAGTCGGTTGGTGATTGCCTTGGTGGCTTCCTTGAACTGCGGGTCGGCATTGGCTCCCCACGCCACGGGGCCGGTGTAGGCGTGGCTGAAGATCCGGCCGCCCTTGACGTTGATCTGTACCGGTTCCCCGGAAATCAGCGCCTTGACCTTGGAGGGGACGTGCCACTTGGAGGCGTCAAAGGCTTCCGGGAGAACCCATGCCAGCCGCTGGACGAACGGTGTGGTGCCGTGGCTGTTTTCGAGTTCATCGATCGGCACCGATATCACTGACGAGCCGTATAAGCCGCCAATGACGTCGAGCAGGGTGCTTTTGCCACTGTTGGAGCCACCGATCAGGGCTAGTGCCTTGGCCAGCGCCTTGGCCTTGGCATCGACCAGTCCCATGCCCATCCATTCCTGGATTAGGTCGATGTACTCGCGCCGGACAGTCTCGGGGCGATCGGCGAATACGTCAGCGATCAGTTGCAGCCAGTTTGGGCAAACCGCGGCAGGGTCGTAGGCATGGGGGATCTGCCAGGTACAGTAATGCTCGGGCGTGGCCGGCTCGATGGTCCCTTTAATCGGGCATATTAAACCGGACGCTGTCGGCACCTTGCCGTGCCGGTCGAACAACGTCCCCCGGCCTTGAAGGCTCGGCTGGCGGATGATCCACGCCCGCGCCTCGTTGATCAGCCGGATTTTGCTTTCCAGCTTCATATCCTGCGCGCCGTCCTCGAGGTAGGCGTTCAGCCAGCCGGTCAGATCCCTGTCGTCGCGCAACGTCCACAGCCCGGCCTCATAGGCGTAGGGGCCTGTTTCGGTGAACAGCAAACGATAGCGGCGGTTCTCAAGAACCCCCAGCACAGCTTTGGCTAACGCAATATGCGCAGCCTGCGCAGAATTTTGCGCTGCCTTGCGCTGTTTACGCTCGAACTGCACTACGTTCTCAGCCCCTATCGGAGTACCTTTCCCGGACACGCTGACCGTAGTTTTGGGCGTTTCACGTGAAACGGCGTAATCCGGCGTAATTGCCGGCGCATTTCCCGGCATTACGAACTTGGCGACGGCGCTCCGGCAATGGCCACGGATGGCCTTCTCCTCGGCCGGCCAGTCCCATTTGGCGAAGTCCACGCCCTTGGCGTTCATGGTCGCTTCCAGCACCAGCTGGACAACGTTGTCCTCCTCCTCGCCGGCCTTCATCAGTGAGGCACACACCCGGATCTGGGTGTCGTGCACGTTGCCGGGATAGGCCATCGAGGCCAGCGCCTGCGCGACATCGAGCGGTGGCTTCCAGCCCTGCTCCTCGGCGACTTTCAGGAAGGGATTGTCCGGGGCTTGCGTTTGGGACGGTTTTTTGGAGCCTCTAATTGCAACCCCTACCGGCTTGGCTTCCTTGGCGGTTAGCAGCGGTCGCAATCCGTCTACCGCTTCCTCCAGCTCGTCAAAGTCGTAACGAAACGCAGCGTCCAGTTTTTCGACCACTACTTTTCGTTGACTTCCATATTTGCTGTTCGTGGTGCCGGGCAGACGCATCAGCCGGCAGACGTCGGTCGCGGCAGCGTCGCCTGCTAAAATGGATGCAAGCTTCTTGTTAAGCGCCTCCAGACGCTCGCGATACTCCTGCGCCGGCAGTGGTTCTTTCAGCAGCCAATACAGATGCAAGCCACCGCCGCTATTCACGACAATGGACGGAGGCACAGGGAATGTGTCCGCTACCGAACGGACAGCTGGCTCATCTTCTGCAATGCTGCGGAAATCTAGATCTATGTATGCAACCGTGATTTCAGAGCAATTATCTTTGTTGCGTGTCGATGACCCTTTAGCTATCGTTGACACACAAAAAAACAGTCCCCGCCGGTTGCGGTCATACTTCGCAACGAAGCGAGCGATGCTCGCGACCTGGTCGGTCAGGATGGATTTCTTGTTCGGGGCTTCGTCGGCATCACCAGCGTCATTCGCCAGTGTCTGGAAGAATTTCGGTTCTTGCGTTCCCTCAAAAATGGCAGCCAGGAACTCGGTGATTATTTCTACTGTTGTACGTGCTTCATTGTCCGCGCGTAGTGTCATTGTTGTGCCCCTTCGATGGCTACTCGGACGATGTCGGCGGCAGGGAGTAGAGGCCCTGCCGCCGCTTTTTATCGATCCGCCGTTTCTTCCCTAGATCCTGTTCTTCTTGGCCGCCGGCTTTGGCGCGGACTTGGCCTCCGGCTCTGGAAACTCATCGACATCAGCATCGTCATCCATCACCACCTGATGCTGCTCGCCCAAGTCAGGCGCGAACGAGGCCTTCGGCGCGAACCCGACAATCTTGAACACCGGGTATTTGATCCGCCCGAAGTCCTTGTTTGGGTGCGGATAGCTGTCGCCGCTGATCTCGATCACTGGCCACTCGTTGGGCTTGGTCGCCATGAACGGCGCGTAGTCCTTGCAGAGCCTAGCGACGGCATCGAGGCCGCCCTTGCTCGAGGTCGTGAAGGTGTAGAGTTCACCGTCGTTCGCGCCCTTCATTAGCAGATAGTTCGTGCGCTGCCATGGATCGCGCTCCTTGCCGGTGCCATCGACCTCCCACTGCTCACGGTCCATGTCGCCGAGTTCATTGCGGCGCGGAGCTTGGAAACGTTCCATAACCTTGCCCATCACCATGTCGGTTGGCTTGTTATCCTCCCAGCGTTGCCAGCCGGTCAGCAACTCGCCCATGTTGGCAACAAACCTAGTTCCGGCCGGCACTTCGTCCTCGTCCTTGCCGGCAAGCCAGTCTCCTTTCGAAAACTTCAGCAGCTTACCGACGATCGACGTCGTGGCGGCGCTGTCGGCGTAGTCGGCGAAGGGATTGTCGGATTGCTTGGCAACGTTGGTGTTATTGCGTGCGACGATATCGTTCATGTCTGAATGTCCTCGTTTACTGTTTGCCCCCGCCGTGGCGGGCGGCCGGTTGTTGACTGACGGGTGTCAGCCAATCGTTATGACAAGCCGGTCTGACGGCTCGCCCTGTGTCTTGAACTGATCTAAATCAACGCCCGCCTCGACGGCGGCTTTCTGGATTGCTTTGTTATCGAACCCGGTGCGTCCCTTGACTGAGGACCATTGCAACACGCCGGGGATCTTCCGAACGCCTTTCTCGCGCAGGCGAGACTTGATTTGATCCTGAGCCGCGCGGACGTCACTGTCTAGTGTGTCCCTGGAATTTTCCATTGCCCTGAGGGACAATGCCGCATCTTTCATCTCGGCGGCGAACTGCGGATCGACCTCGTTGTCCTGAAAAGGCAAGTTCCGGCGCTGGATCCCACAGGCAATCGTGAACGGGCAGTAGCGGCATTCTGCACCGCCAGCGATCCAGCCTTCGGGCGCGGGCGGCTCGGTAGCGGTCATGACCATCATCGCGCGCGCCTTGGCGGCGTCGTAGAGGTTCTGATCGAATTCAATCACGAATTCTTTCACGTCGGACCAGAAGCTGGCATCGGTGTAGCTGAGAACGCTATGCGTCGGCCTGTAGTCGGTGTTCTCCCGCACCAGCCCCATCTGTACTTGGGTCTGAAACACGTTCTGCGGCTTGGCGACGTCGAGGTTCGTCCGAGGGTCTGCCGTTTTGCACTCGACCATGACGCAATCAGCGCCGGTCCCGATCTCGGCGCGTTCCTCCGCAGTCAGGCCGATGATCATGCCGTCCGGTGTAGCCGACAGGAAATCGCTGACGAATGTCTTTTGATATCTCCCGGCAAACAACAGCCGCTTGCCAAACCTAGCCCGCAACGCCGGTTCCCAGAACTTGTCCTCGAACACCGTGCCGCGCATTCGCGCCCCGTAACTCTCTGCAAAATCAGGATCGCGCGGTACTCGATGCTTCGTATCAGTTTCACTCTTGATCCAAAAAGTCTTTCTCGCACAAGCGCCCACTTCACTTGCGCCAACCGTGTTCGATCTATCATGTGTCCACAGCTTATCCACAGAGGCGGCATATTGGTCGAGGGTCTTCTTGATGATGCTCACGTCATGGTCCTCAGTAGGTTGCGAATGGTTTCAAACAGCGTCGGCGGCTCGTCGGGGAGTGCATCGTCCATTGGTGCCAGCCCTTGCTCGAGCCGGATCCGGATCAGCCGGTTGGCGATGAACGCCAGCGCCAGCCGGCGGATGTCCAAGTCGGCGTCGAGCAGCCAGCGCTGCTTGGCGACGTAGCCGACAAAGGCGTCGGTGTTGTCCGGCGTCAGCTCGTGCACGCGGCGCGTGAACTCGTTCCATTTCGAGAAGTACAGCGGGTGCTTGGCCATCGCGTCGAACTCGGATTTCTTCCACGCTCGATAACTTCGCATCTGCTTGGATTGATCCGAGAGACGCTGTTCCTGCGGACCAAGGATCATCGGCGCATCGGCGTCGCTCTGGACGATGTGGGCTTGGCGTTTCTCGGCGCGCTTGCGGCTGGCTTCCAGCTTGCGCTTGGTGGCGTCCGCCATCTGCTCGGCGGCAAGTTGTTCGAAGGGGTTAGCGCTCATTTGGAATGGTGCTCTCTAGCTGTGTGGCTCGCTCAACGTTCCTGGTGCGTTCGTATGTTTTGGCTCGCTCATGGTACGTGGCGCTTTCTAGGGGTATGGCTCGCTCTTGGGCATTGGTGCTTTCACTCAAGCTGGCTCGCTCGTTGCGTTTGGTGCTCTCGACGTCTCTGGCTCGCTCCTTGTGGATGGTGCTCTCCCTGCGGCTGGCTCGCTCGCGCCCCCTGTTGCTATCGGCATGACTGGCTCGCTCAATCTCAGTGGTGCTCTCACCGAGGATGGCTCGCTCTCCTTTGATGGTGCTCTCATTCACCTTTGGCTCGCTCGCCTTCTGTGGTGCTCTTGTTGTGGATGGCTCGCTTATTTTCTCTGGTGCTCTCGCCATTTGCGGCTCGCTCATTAGCCCCGTTGCTTTCGCGATGACTGGCTGCGCTCTGCTTCATTGGTGCTCTCGCGGAGACTGGCTCGCTCGACCTCCTCGTTGCTTTCATGCGTTGTGGCTGGCGCTCGCTCTCATTGGTGCTCTCGCAAAGGATGGCTCGCTCGCGGATTTTGTTGCCTTCACACTGCTGGCTCGCTTCCCTCTTACGGTGCTCTCATCAGACTTGGCTCGCTCCCGGAATATGGCACGTTCAGTTTTGCTGGCTCGCTCACTCCGCTTGGTGCTCTCTGCTTTCGCAGGCTCGCTCGCATTCTCTGGTGCTCTCAATCTTGTTGGCTAAATCCAGCCCTTTTTCCGCAGCGCTTCAGTCAGTCCCGGCACCAGGTTGTGGCCGGGCATGGCGATGAAATGCGTGTGATCCTTCTGGGCGATCGCGTAGGGCGCTGACGGCAGTTCGCCGAACTCGATGAACCACCAAACGCATTGCAAATGCGACAGGAATAGCTTCACCGTGTAGCGGCGGGCGCGGGCGTCGATCTGGGCCGGCGGCAGCTTGCCGCCGCTCAGATGCTTGAAGGCGTCGGTGTCGGCGCGGAATTTCTTCTCGACCAGGATCTCGGCCGATCGCGCCACATAGTCC